CCATCAAAGTTACGCTGATACTCTACAGGGTATCCATGCTCACGACAGACTTGCACAAGGCTATGATCTGCAGCAATACGAATACGTCTAATCATGTAGTGACTGTAAGCAGGGTGGCAACCAGAAGTTACACCTGGTAACAACGATAGAGTACCTGAAGGCTTAACAGTGGTTAGCTTTATAGACTCAGGGAAGCCGTGCTTTGCAGAATACTCTTTATCAAAAGCACGTAACTCTGTGTATGCCTCGTTTAACCAACTACGCTGATCATCAGTAGCCTGAAGCACACCAGTAACACCAATCCCCATACGCATATTCTTGTGAACGATGTCTGCTGTTTCTTGGAGATGACAGGGCAGAGCAAGACTATGCTTATTAATGCGGTATAGAAGTTTAGAGATGTCGACAAATTCTTTCTTGCTTTCTACGTTAGGTAAATAAATCTCTGCTAAACAACAAGTTTCGTAAGCAGCCAATGATTGTTCAGCACAAGGATTGTACCCCATAACATCAGGATCAGGGTAGTTAGTGTCACCAAGTCTGCCAATCTTGCGAGACAGACGAAGATTAATAAGGCCATAGGGTTCACCTTTGCCTTCGTAGCCGTCCCAGAAATACTCATGAAGATCTTTGATGTCAGAACAGACAACACTATTATTAGACATAGCTCTCCAACTAGGGATGTTACCCATGTCCCAACGTTTAGCCAAGAGGTATTCAACATCATCTGCATCTCCAATCGCTATCTGAGCAGAACGACGGACGTTACCTGCAACGACAATCGCTCCGATAATATTCATGATATCCAAGCAATCAATAGGACGTAGCTTCTTGCCTGCACGTTTGCTTAGGATCTCGCTGATCTTCTCAATACCCCAGCACAGGTCTTCAGGACCAGAAGCAGTGCCTCCAAAGCCTTTGATAGCTGCTCCACGACCACGAATCAATACAGTAGAGTAAGTGAACGTAGGGTTCTTGTCTGCTAAGAACGCTGCTTTGAGCGTCTTGCCAAGGAGACTGACCCAGCCTTCCCTTGAATCAGGAACAATATAGTCCGCATCATTAGTATCCAGACGAGTAGGGGCAGTAAAATCAGGATTGATTTCAGGAAGTTTATCAACGTGTTGCCTTTGAATGTTATAGCCTACGCCAGAACCTAACATCAATAAGTCCATAGCCCAGGTAAAGGGACGAACAGGTTCATTGATTACAGTGAAGGCACAGTTTTGTAAACTAGCAAGACCTAACTTGCCTACAGTGTCTGTACCCATCTGCCAAAGGAAACGACCTGCTACAGTTCCCTTAAGCTCCATCAAATACTTACGTAACCGCTCTTGTTCTTTATCGGTAAAGCCACAACCTAATTGGTCATTCGCTGCTTTGATTACACGCTCAACAGTATCTGGAAACTCTTCTGTCTTGCTGTGGATGTCTGCTTCGTCTAAGCGACGTGCATAAGTTCTTTTATAGGTAATATATCCTACGGTGCTAAACGGTGTGTTGTACATCTGTGTCCTTAGTGTCGTGTGTTTTTCTTGTATTTTTCTACCATCATTGCGTCTGCCATTTTGTAACAGAACTCTGCCATAAAGTTGCAATACTCATTAGGATCATCTGCTGGTATACCTGCTGCAGAAATTGCACCTGAGAGAACTGAGGTAGCAAAGAAGTCTCTCAAGCCTGGGATTTCGTCTTTGATAGGAGGGCCCATGTCATGTAACGGTTTTTTATCACTCATCATCGTCCTTTAGTAGTTGTTCTAATAAATCTGCTTTGTCTTCTATTAAATCTGAAAATCTGTCACATATATCTTCGGTAGTTAAACCAAGAATATCTACTACATCTACTTCGTCTAACTGTTTCAGACGATAGATTATATCAGTTAGCGTCAAAGCCATCGATCATCCTTTGAATGTACCATTGAGCTTTCTTCAAGTCTTCAACGCCATTCTTATGTCTCCAACGCCACAGATATTTAATTGCATTGCCTGTGCACATTGCTTCCATGCCATCTAAGTGTTTTACTACTTCAGCAATAGCATCAATACATTCCATGCTACCTTGAGTGTAATGCTCAGGAGAGTTTACCATGTCTTTTTTAAAAGATTCTTTAGGAGGATAGTAATCAAATTGAGAACCTCCTCCATACACAGTACCAGAAGTATACATACAGTCAGGACAGAAAGCATGGAATAGTTTTTTATGAATAAAACATTCTTTCATTAACTTAATCCTTTAATTGATACAGAAGATCCTTCGCTTTTCGTAGATTGCGACCAAGTTCCACAAGATCTGCATTTGTATCTTTGGTAAGTTGCGGTTGAAGAATGAGCCACTCCACGCCTGATAAGAGATTCTCCACCACATGTAGGACACACAGGTTTATCAGTGAACAGATTCGCATTAGGATGAGTTTTAATCCAAGGAAGAATACGATGATACACAGATTCGAGTAAAACCACATCCTGAATGTTATATGCTTCCATACGTTCCCAAGCATCTTTATCTCCGTTCATACACTTGACCCACAAGTCGTGGCCTTCGTGTTCTTGTTTTTTACCTAAACCTAGTCGTTGAGCTACGTAGTCCAGCTTATTGCTAGGAAAACGGAACTGGCTACGAGCAACACGCAAAAGATCAATCTGTTTATAAGGAGATGGTGGACTATAATTATGTAATAGAAATTCCTTGTTAAGAGTAGGAATATCAAACTTAGTACCGTTATAATGAATGACTGCATCTGCAGCGTCGAGTAATTCATAAATGCCTTTTAGCATTTTCTTAGGTTTAGATTTATGGACAGAATCAAAAAAGATTTCATCTTCACCGAGCCACTTGGCAGCCCAGCATAGTACATAAGATGATTCCATTAACTGATTGATTCCAACGTTTTGCTGCCAAAGACCCCATACGTGTGCTACGTTAGGGCTACTTTCTATATCAAGTAACAGAATGTTCACTTTTTCTTGCCCTTCTTAGGGGCTGGAAAATCTTCTTCGTCTGCTTGTTGTTGTAAGCTGTCAAGGATAGAAGCTCTGTAGTCTTTCATTTCTTGTGAAGCATATTGATTGAGTTGAAACACTTGGCAGAAAGTATCCATTAGTGCTTCGCAGTGTAGGTCAAGACTTTGTTTGACAGATTCTAAATTATTCCAAATCTGATCTTCTGACATAACTTCTGGATGGTCCATCATACGCCAAATAACTTTATCTAAATGATCCTTTACAGCCCAAACATTCATGATGTCATTCTCTAAATCAAATCTATCTTTGCTCATTTGCTTTCCTTACTAGGTCAATGAAGTGGTCTAAATCTACAACGGCTAAGGGTTTACTACGGTTTTGTTTGATTACTACTAAAGGCTCTGCAGTGCTATGAGTTGTTGCTTGCTCGTAAAACTTATAGACTGCTACTTTAGCTAAGTTTTTACACTCAACGGAAAAGGGAAAGCACTTTAAACCAGCCTCGGACAGTTGTACGTCCTCGCCCTGTGCTCCCATCGATGTGCTCTTCACGTCTCTTTCGGTTAGGCTTGGAAACTTTTCCAGTATCTTGTCCCTCACCAACTGCTGCAACAGACGGCCTTTTTGTTTTGCTGAGCTTGTCTTCATTTAGCCAACCAATAGGTTCTGGTTCCACATCTGTATCGGGGTTTCGCACACCCTCGAAGATGTTCCAGAGAGTTTCTTTTTTAGCGAAATTAGTGAAGAGTCCGACTTCCAATCCGAAAGCTTGGACTTCCCAAGGCAGTGAGTAATAGTCCACTGCATCACTGTCAATGGCTTGACCGTTCCATTCTGTTTGTTCTTCATTTAGTTCTTCCTCTACGTATTGTTTAACGTGTACAAATTCATGAGCAAGAGTTTTTAATATCTCCACACCTGAGATGTAGGGATGTAGCTCTATTAAGAACTCTCGTGCTTTGCCTTTACTGTTTCTTTTCTCGACGCTAGTGTATCCAAAAGCATCCAAATGCTTATTAAACTTAATAGTAACAACGATATGTCGCAGGAGTTGTTTATGGAACAACTGCTCAGCATAGAATTGAGAAGCTCGTTGAACATATTCATTGAACCTTTCGTCTGAATGACCGTGATTGGTAAGTAGTAAAATCATTTATAACCCTTCGGTGGGAGGTTGCCAGAGCTCGTTGGGGGTTCTTCTAAGCCATAGCAGTCTGCAGTTTTCAATGACTCTTTCTGTTGAGCCGTAAGCTTGGACACAAGCAGTATACATTTCTGCTGGACTCTCACGTTCGGAGAGGATTTTGTCAGCCTTAACAGGGCCGATACCTTTGAGGCCAATGATGTTATCAACTCTGTCACCAGTGAGTACCTGTCTATAAAAGTTTTTAATTGCTTCTTCTTCTGATACAAAAGTCATTTCTTTCTTAACAAAGTTCCAATGATTACCACGAAGCTGCAAAAAGTCTTTGTCAATACTTGCTATGATACTTTTGTAATTGTTTTCTACGTGTGCTATCGCAATCGAATCATCCGCTTCTTGCCCTTCGGAGACTTGAAAATCCCATGCCGATACCAAATAATCTCTAATGAGCTGGAGATGCTTAGGCTTAGGGGCAGTGCGATTTCCTTTATAAGGGGCAGTAGTGGCAATTTCATTTCTAAAGTTTCCTGAGCCTGTTAAGTAGCCCTGGTAGGTCTCAGCATCGAGATCTTCCCAGAGCATTGTTTCAACAAAAGTTGCAACCCTTGAGATGACGATTTTTTCACTTTCTTCTTCGGTAGAAAAGCCAATACGATAACCGATGATATCGCCATCAATGAGAACGTGCATTACAGTACGTCGTCCAGCTCTTCTTCCATTTCCACACTTCCACCATAAGGAATGAAGTCTGTAATAGTTAAACGATTGAGCCCAACACCTGTACCGTACTTGGCAGTGTACGCATGGTTATAAAAGCCGAGAACTACCTTGGCCTTAGTACCGTTACCTACCAATGCACCTTTGAGGTCAAAAGCTTTACCGCTAGAATCCAAAGGAGTAATCTCTTTAGTGGACTTACCAGTAACGTAATTGCCTCGTGCGTCGCCTTTGTTTTTAATCTTAACACCGAACTCTTCTAATGCCTTAACAGCCTTGTCCGATAGATTGCAAACGTCAGCTTGAAACTTATCTCCGTTCTCAGGTTTACGATCTAGGAATGCCCAGTGAATCGTGCCTTCAACGGTAATGGGTTTAAAATTACTCATAATACCTTCCTCTCTTTGTTTAGTTACTTGCTGGTGTTTCTGTTACAGGTGCTTCTACTGCTTCTGCTGCTTTACTCATTTGTTGAATCTGAACTGCGGATTGCATACGAATTTTATCTAACAACTGTACAGCAGACTGTTCAATATGCTTAAGTACTGCTTCAACTTCCTGAACTGTAAGGTTTAAATTGATCATTTTGCTTCCTTTCTAAAAGTACAATTATACCACATTTAATGACTTCCTGCCCAGTTTTTAGCTATGCTATATTCAGCCCCTACTGGACAACGAAACTTCAGTATTTCACCTGCCTGTGCAGCAGAGTGAACGACTACTTCTCCTACTTCTTGTCCGTACTGCTCAGGACATTCTATCTGAACTTCGTCATGAATCCAAGCAACTAGTTTAAATGGAATTTTTTTAGCCTTCAAGTTTTTGTTGATTTGAACAAGCCACTGTTTAGCGATGAT